TCATCATCTAAGTTTAATCGTCTAGCTTGAATAGCCATTTGATATTGCCCTTTCCAAGCACCTTTATCATTTATGTCAGGTATTATCTCAATAAAAAAGTGATTGCCTTTGTTGTCAAATGTTTTCATAATTAACTCCTTTTCTTTTTTCCTACAAACTTTATAAATACAGGGTGTTTGTTTTTACCCCTTTCTTTTAGCCAACACTCAGGTATTATTCTGTCATAATATCTGAAGTTATATTTATGACACCATTGTGCATATGTTGACTTAGCTCCTTTATATAACTTAACTCTACTATTAGTGAAAACAAATCTTATGTCAAGTTTAGGATGTTGCTTTTGAATTGCTAAATGTTTACGTCTATCAGACGCTAGAAATCTACCTTTGGTTTCTATTATTATGCCATTGTTAAGAATAAAGTCAGGGGTATAAGTGCGATAGGCTAGATCTTCCCATTCTATTTTAATACTCTCATACTGATATTTGTATTTTATAGTATCAAGAGCAATGGAAAGTTTATGTTCTAAACCACTCCTATACCCATGCTTTATAGCATCTCTACGTGCTTTATGAGGAGACACTATAGTAGTCTTCGCCAACCTGTAAAAGGATTAAACTCATATGAATCACTAGAGTATGAAACACCGAGAGCTTTCATTTCTTCTTTAACTGCTTCATCTGCTAGTTTCTTGGCTTCCATAGCTTCTCTCAAACCTTTCGTTCTCATTTCACGAAGAGTTTTTTTAGCTTCTGCCAATTCCTTCTCCATATTGGTAATGTCTTTCTGTAGGTCTTCTATCTTTTTATCTGACATTATTTTACACTCCATATTTTTTTTGCTTCTTCTTTCATCTTACCATTCCACATCCAAGAATCTAGATTGGGATAAATAAGAGAAGCCAACTCATGCTTATCATCACTGATAGACAAGAACTTCTGTATACTATAAGCAACTTTTTCAAGTTGTTTTTTATACGAAGTTAAATTTTTAAGGGTAAATATTTTATGCTCTTTTGGTGTTGCGAAAAATAAGTCTACACTATTCTTAGGATAAGCCATAGAATATAAAGCCATCTGTCTCTTCTGTGCTTCTGTTGGTTGCGATGGCATTCTAGTTGATGTTTTTAGATCAACTATCTTATCCTTAAATCTAAAGTCTATGTAACCCATGATAGGTACAGGTAAATCATCTAATTGCACTTCAACCTTTTCTTGGTAGTCTTCTAAATTATTATAGTCAAAGTTATTATCAATAACCTCTCCAAAACGTTTTAATAAACCTCTCTCTTTTTCTGTTTTAGAATCTCCTAAATCAATCATAGATTCAGTACAAAGTGTCATAAATTTCATGTTTAATAGATCATAATCAAACTTACCCTCTTTATATTTATTAGCTAATACAAACTCTGATGCAATGCCACGTACTGCACCTGCACCACTAGATGACCTTACTTTAAATAAGTACCTAGCCACCCACATAGGTATATCACTTATGTAGGTGTTTATACTGCTAGGTGAAAGGTAGTTTATACCATGTACTTTGAA